CTTATTATATTAGTTTTAAATTGTCAAGAAAATCCTTGACATCTTCAGGCATTTGCCTGTCTTCCAATTCTACCATAGCTCTCTGCTGTCTGGCAAGTTTATCACTTGTTCCCCAGGTATGAATCTCTATTTCAATATCTATATCCTTGGGGGTGTGAGAGATAGCACCAAAAACAGCACCACAAACAGCATCTGCCAAGTCTTTAGATTTCTTTCTAGGGTGATCAACACGATTGCCCTTCATAATCTTCAACTCTGACATTTCTTCCAAGAGTAATGGAATCATTGGCATAGCAACTCGCTCTTCATAGATCATCATTGCTAAATCTTCATAGTGTTTTTTTGCAACAGAAACAGTATCAGTTCTTATTCCTACTGCTTTAAGCTCTTGCTGAATATCAAATGATTGCCAACGGTCAAAAGAAACCATTCCTATGTTAAACCCTTGTCTTCTTAGGTTTTGAATCCACTGTTTAACCTGAGATAGATCAACGGGTCCTTCTGATCTTGGCTCCCACCATGCTACTGCATCTACTATTACGATAGGTGCTACTTGCTCATAATCTTTAATTACCTGGATATTTACCCACTTATCTACGTGAGCAATTGCAACGGCACACTTATCGTGCTTTTGTGCAAGGTCAGCATGGACATAATAAATTTTATCTGGATCTGGTTTAAAGTTTTCTGCAAACCTTCTAAAGCTATCAACAGGATTTGTTAATGTCATACAACTAATTAGCTTGTCTTTTTGCTTAAAAAATGCATCAGATGAGTATGTTGGGGTACAAAGAAAACGCATCATTGCATCTCCTAGGTCTGTTAAAAATGCAATCTTAAAATCATCAATCTTACGGGTAGGATTTACTTCCCAAGTTGGACGCTTTAATGCAAAAATCTTAGGAATCTTATATGAAAGTATATTGTCTTCATCCCAAGATATTTCAAAATTGTTATCTGGATTATCATGTGGCAGATCTTCATTAATAATAAACTTGTGTGTTCTTTCTATTATTTCTTTCTCAGCAATTACTGAATCATACCGTTGAGAAATAAAATCACCTTGATAACGGGGGAATGATAGAAGAACAACCTTGCCCAGGTCAGGGAAGCGAGAATCTACAGTACCACGGAAAGCTTTGTAAATGTTATCAGCAGTCTTACCCTGTTCATTTCCTGTTGCTACCTCTGATGCAAAGCCAGAAATTTCATCAAGAACAGCCATAAATAGGTTCAAACCTTCATGTGACTCACGCTCAGAGTGACCAGAGTAAACTGTGATTGATTTATCAAACTCAACTGAGTCTGCCTTTGGATTATACTTTCCTGCAAACCATGGTGATCTTTCAATCTTACTTTTAAAACCTTTAAAGAAAACATTTTTTGCCTGTTGAGCATTGACTGCAACGTTAATGATATCAATAGCATCTCCTGCAGGCTTTCCATAATATATTGCTGGGTCTTTAAGGCATAGCATTTTATAAACGACATATGCACATGATACTGTTGATACGAAGTCTTTTCCAGATCCCTTGCCAAGTTGCAGGATAAGCTCATTCTTTGTATATTTTTTATAGTACTCTTCACCTGCATCACCCATGATATCAATAACATCTTCTTTACGATAAATCTGGCTCATGGCTTCTACAATTGTATATTGAATATCAGATAAAGGTGGTTGCCCAAGATAGTCTGGAGACTCAACAAATGTCTTTGCATCAACAGGCTTCTCAACAAAATGATTTTCTTTTAAAACTTCCAAGAACTCTTCAAACATTATAGCCAGAATCCTATAATTGCATACTTTGTTCCGCTAATAACTGGATCAGCTGAGTGAGAAAATTTTGTGGATGATGGAAAAATCATTATAGTATTTTCTTCTGGCTTAAATGATTGCTTGATATTTGTAAAAGTTATTGTTCCGCCCTCATAGTTATCATTTAGATAGACAACGGCTGATATTCTTCTTGGATATTCTGGTGTAGCATCAGTATGTTCTGCAAAAAACTGACCCTCTGTATATCTAACTATATGGTATCCTTGATTTTTTAGTTGAAAGATTTTATTTTGATTTGCATATTCAGTAACTAGTGGTTCAATTTTTTTATTAAGAGTATGAGTAAAAGATTCAGTAAATGTATTTGTGCTTGCATCCCTTATATCTTTAGGTGATAAACGATTATCTGAATACCTTGATTTTGCAATTGTTGCATCAGTCCAAGCAAACCGTAAATGGTTTGTTAGTATATCATCTAAGGATATATTGTTAATCTTATCAATAAATATGCCATTAAAATTACTCATTTAAATTATCAGAGATTATAGTTATAACCTCTCCCTCTTTTGCAATAATAGAAAGCTTGTTCATTATCATATCTCTTACTTCTGGATGAGAAGCTGCAACATCTCTTAGTATTCCAACAAGAACTTCTTGTCTACGCTCAATCTCAACCATTTCTTCTGCAAGTTCTTTATTCTCAAGAAGACCAGCCTTTTGTAGCATGTCAATACGCTTAGACTCAATGTCCATTACAAGTTTGATAGCAGAAGTCTTTGCGCTAAGGTTATTGGTTAGTGAGGCTTCGTCAATAACTTCATAAGATTTAGAAATTAGCTTGCTATAGTGTGTGTCAGCACCAACCAATGCCTCTTTTGCACGGGCACGAATTGCAGCGTTATCAGAAGCCATTGTCTTCCACTCATTGATAAGAGAAACAACACGTGTACGAGGGATATCTAATTCTTTTGAAATTACTGTTGGGTCATTACCCTTCAGATATTCACTTACAACAACGTTTACTTGATCAAGATGCTTTACTAAATCTTCTTCAGTTGACATTATATTTGCCCTCTAGTCTATTTATTTCATCTTTAATATAAAATATTGCCTTTTCAAGATCTTGAATAGTCTTTGCTTCATCTTTAAGTCCTGCTCGCCACAAGTACTTAAAAGCATTCCCAATATTAAAGTTGCGATAACGAGTAATCTGAATACACTCAACTCCAGAAGGGTCTGATGTATAGTGCTTTGGATGATTGACTTGATCAACTGTTATATTTAGATTATTGCTCATTATATTGTTACAACCGACAATCTCTTTGAACATTTTGCACAGTCTGTATATGCTTTACTGGTATATGGACATGATGCAGTATATGTATTAATATGCTTACAAAATAATTGTTTAAATAATGCATATGTAACATAAATAATATTTTTAAAAATCGTCATCGTCATCCCAATCAAAAGCTTCTGGCATTCCCCTTAAAGCTACAATAACATATGTAATTCCAACAGCTCCAGCTATTGCTACACCAAACATTATTTTCTTTAGTTTACTCATCTTTTTGACTTCCTTAGTCCGAATTTTGCAAGGTAAACGTATATTGTCTCTACGCTTGCCCCACATTCCTTTGCAATTTCTTCTGGAGACTTCTTATCAATAAGAAATCTTTTTCTTAGCCATACATCTGAAGTATATAGTTTACCAGACATCATAGCTCTTTGTCAAACTTTATAACAGGATCAAGCCTATCCCAGTACCCTCTTGGACTTCCTTGGTACATCTGTCCAGTCTCACGATCCATTAATAACCATTTTGTTGGAGCAAGAGTTCTTACAGTCAGAGTAACATCTGAGCCTTCCTCTTTAAAGGAAAAGCTATCTCTATCACTCATGATTCACCTTCTGACTCAAGAACATCATAGTTATAGGCATCTGAATCTTCAAGAATCCATTTGTCATAACTTTCAACATCCCACTTTTTTGTATTAATTAATCTATTTATTAGTAGGTCTTTTTTAGTAACAAAGGATGGCTCTTTAATCCTTACTCTGTTATTTGGCTGTACCGCAAAATTTCCATCATCTCTTTGAATGACATGACCGCATTTATGCTGACCTGGATTTTCAGAGTATCCATCATCTAAAATATTTGTTTCTGGACTGTGCCAATCAAGTGTAAATAAATATGTTCCAGGAATAGTTGTTTGAGTTCTATCCATATATGACATTCTCATATTACTTAATGCTTGAAACTTTGTAACAGAAACATGAGAACTAAAAGAATTCCACAATACAAGATTGTGAATTGGCTCTTCTGGAACTCCTGGCTTAGTACAAAATGCATTGATTGGCATTCTCCACCAAATTCCACCATCCTCCATCATAAAATGAAACAGTGGGCTCCTTGCTTTAATACTTGATACACCAAAAATTACACAAGGAAAATATTGATCATGACTATCTAGCTGATCTCTTAAAAAGTTTCCACGCACATAGCATTCTATTGGTGGAATGTTTGCATTTAACTCAGGCATTACTTATCAACTCCTATTGCTTTGTCCCAGTTTTTTATAGCCCAATGCCCAATTCCACAAGCATCAGCAACATCGTTATCTTCAACTTTTCTATTATATGTAAATTCAATAAAATCAATTGTTCTTTGCTTGCGTAAGTTTCGCTCATATGTTTTATACCATGACTCAGACTTCCCAGGGTTTCTTGCAGCAATCATAGCTTTTTCTTCTTTTGATATTTTTTTGTTACCAATAAAGTTTTGCCAAGTTATTGGTGAAACCTTTCCAATGGTACGAATTCCAGATTGACCAGCTGCACCAAGTAGTGCTCCTTGAACCAGTGCAAGATCTGCAGCAGTCTTTGGGCTATTCATGAATACAGTGTGCTCAATAACAATAGCATCTACATCTACAATGAATTCAAACAAACCTTTTGATTTTCTTCCAGCGTCAATAACCTTTTCATAAATATCTTTTCCTTCAAAATTAATCTTTCCATACTCTTTTAAATATCCACCATGGAATGTTGCATAAGCAAGACTATTAGTGCTTGCATCAATAGCACAAATACGCTCTGGCTTCAACTCAATTCCCCATTTATTCTTGCTCATACTCAATAAATCCTTTTAATTCTTTTAGCATTTTATTTACTGCTTTTTCACTTACATTACAGTTTGCACAAAATCCAGAGTCGTTATATATAGAAAGAGAAGTTCCGCATCCACCTAAGCATCTACGGTCCTTCCCCTTTCTTTTTTGTCTACGAGTTATCTGGTATCTTTCCTGAATCTTATCTTTTGTAGCAAGGTCTCTGCACTCAAGGCTGCAGTAAATTTGATAACTGACCTTTGGGCTAAACCTAATATCACATCTGCTACAAAGCTTCACTCAGTTCCTCCAGGGATGCTATTTTAACAACACCTGCTCCTGCTTCGTCACATGCTTTTCTAATTGGACAGTTTTTACAAATCTTAGAATTTGATCTATAGTTCTTTGTTGGAAGCTCTTTAACTTCCCAAGACTTACGAACAACTCTCATCCATTCAAAAGCTTCATCAATCCATTTACGATAATGATCATTTACTTCTACTGGAATAACAAGAAGCTCATGCGTGTTTTTATTTTCATAAATAAGAACACCCTTAGCCTTCTTAAGAATTTTCATATAAATAAGTATCTGTACAACATGAC